TTTCTTCACTCATTTCTAGAGTGATATAAAGAACATTCTTACCCTGCGCCAATGCTCCTGCTGCCATATGACACATAAACAAAGACTTACCTACACCAGTACCAGCGAGTGCGATATTCAGAGTCTTGTTGGGAAGTCCACCGTCAGTAATCTTATTAAACATTTCAAGATCGAATGGCAGTTTATTTTCTTTACGATGGTAGAATTCAAACCGAGCATCAGAATTGAGAAGATAGTCATGACCAACGTTATTATCGAAACAAATCCCGAGTGCTTCCTGTAGAATGGAAGGGATACCATCCTGAGAATGCTCTTTGTCTCCACCATCAATAATCTGAATAGACTTCATGATTGCATTATAGACTGCCTTGTCCTTACAGAACTTCTCAGTTTCCTCGAGCAACCAACTAGAATTAACTTCGAGTTCTGAATCCATTTGAGTCAATTTCTCGTTTAGATTCTTAAACTCATTTTCATTTACAGTAGTATCATTTTGTGCGGCAATCTCAATCGCCTCAATAGTTGGGAGAGAATTATACTTGACAATGAACGCATTCATGTAGTTGAACAGTTTACGTTCAGAACTATCATGGAAATATTCATCACGCAAGAAAGGAATAATCTTGCGAGTATAATCTTCATCCGAGAACATTTTACTTAGAATTATTGTCTCAATCTTCTTCAACAATGTTTATATCCTCAAAATCAGGGTCATATTCAGCGCAAATCTTTTCACAGCATGGTTCACAAACGTATGTCTCGAAAGGAATACCATTTTCTTCACCATGCAGACAGAGTGCGGGATCGTTTTTTATATCGATCCCGCATCCACAAGAGTTACAGGTTTTCGTAGTCTTCCGAAATATCTTCGTCAGAAATGTCCACATTTTCATTCTCCATCATTTGTCCACCTGCCATACGATAGCGACCTTCAATCCAATCAGCGAATGTCTTATCTGTCAGGACTGGCAACCAGAATTCCTTGTTATATGTATCATTCAGGCGATACTTCTTTTCTTCATCAACTCGCTGATACCAACCATTACTCGGTTTAACCACGTGACCAGACTCAAGCGCCATGTCAAGTAGACCAGACCACTTACTGATACCACCTTCGAAGGTAACTTCAATTGGGATCTTTGACTTCTCACGAACGTAACGAGACTTCTCAACGTTGATGATAAAGTTGTAACCAACAACCTCAGTTCCAGTCTTTTCCTGCTGACGACCGATGATGAAGATGTTATCAGCGGAGTAGTAGATGCCCGTACCACCAGAGACGATTGCCTTGGGGAACATACCAATTTCCATATAAGTGTGATTGACCACGACCATAGGAATATCCTTGATGGTAAGATGTGGAGTAATCATACGGAACAGCGACTTCATCTGCTTAGCACGAGTCATATCTGCGACTGACTTACCGTCAAGCGCATCGTCGACTTCTTTTTTCGATGCCAAGTTACCAACCGAGTCAACAACAATCATGACACGATCCTTGCGTTCAAGTTCATTGACTTGCTTCATGATATCATGCTTCAACTGCTCAATGTCAGTGATGGGAGTATGAATAACCTTGTTGGTATCAATACCAAAGTTCTCAAAGTAGGACTGCGGAGCACCAAACTCCGAGTCATAAAACAAAACAACACCATCGTCATACTTATCCAAGAAACTCTTGACTAGCATCATTGCGAATGCAGTCTTAAAGTGCTTCGATGGACCAGCGAAGATGGTCAATCCTGGCGTCAGACCACCGTCCAACTTACCCGAAAGCGCAACGTTCAGCGCAGGAACTGCAGTCTGAATTAGATCCTTCGTACTAAACAACTTACTCTCAGAGAGAATATTAGTCTCCTTGATAGTGCTGTTCTTTTTAATTCTATCAATCAAATCGCTCATGTAAATAAATCCTCCAGTGATGCGGTTACTTCGGTCTTCCAACCAAGACCTTCGATAATTTGTTTAATTGGTTCCAAGAAACTCTTCTCGAACATTGTATTATAATCTATATACCTATCTAAGTCAAGCTCTTTTGGAATCTTTCCAATAAAAGCAATGCAATTTTCTCGAATATGATTCGGTTCTTTCAAGTAGAGAAACTTAATCTTTTCTCCCTCTTGAATGAGTTCATATTTCTTATCTAGTTTATTCTTACGCAAAAGGTGGTTATACATTAACGCACCTCGAACATGCATAGGTGTTCCCTTGGCATAAATGTCTGCACCAGAAGTATACTTCATAAGACCATTCACACCACGAGGAAATGCAATTTGTTCTGGTTCAAACTTATTGAACAACATGCGAGTGTGCGCAATAAAACCCTGAAGAGTTTTCTCGTCGGTGGTCAGTGCTAGTCTTACTGCTTCTTTGAGACTTTCACGAACAGGTGCTGGAGTCGAGGAACGAACGATTTCGAGACCCATGACTTTGAGTTTTGGATCTTTGTATCGGACGCCTTCGTTATCGTATACATTGAGTGCATACCTTTTCTTCGCAACCCAGAGACCACGTTCTGCGATTGCCTCGCGTTTGAATATAATTTTCTTTTGAAATGCGTTCGTGTAGTCCGCAAGTTGATCGCAACTTTGGTTGATTGCCTCTGTGATTTTCTCTTCGCAGATTTTATCGAGAACGTCAATGAGTTTATCGCGTGATAGATTGCCATAATACTTACGAACAAGAGGGTCCAAGGAAATATAACAAGAATCAGTATCACTGTAGAAAGAGTAGTTGTGTCCATTTGTTCCTACGACCTTATTGAGATAAACATCAAGTGCTGTGCCGACTTTCTGAATGATATACTGACCAGTCATAGTGATACCCTCGGCAATGCGAGCATCATAGTATCGGAAATATTCATTTGCCAACGCACCGAACAGTGAGTTCAACTGAATCTTTCTTGCCATCTGGAAGTTGTTATACTTTGAAATGTCATTCTTAAGTCGAGAATCTTTAGTGATTTCATATTCTTTTTCGGCAGCAATCATCAGTTTCTTATAACGCTGTCGGTCATCGAAGAACTTCTGAACAATCTCGGGAAACTTACCCTGCTTTTCTCGAGTATAACAATAACCATTTGCAGTCATGGTGCAATCGTTAGTCTGTAGATCACCAAGATCATACTTACCCTCTAACAATCCGTTGACTGTCGTGTCTTTCACATGACCCTCGACGAATGTTTCGGGCGACTGATTATACTGCATAATGATTGACGGATACAACGAGGTCGCATCGAATGAAACAACCCAGTCGTACTGTCCAGGTTTTGGTTCCTGAACAAACGCACCTTCAATCTGTCGACCGCGACTCTCTTTCTTCTGAGGGATCTGAATATTCTGATTATGAAGGTGATTATAGATGATACAATCCCAAGTGCGAACCTGAGAGAATACATCATTGAAGTTGCACTTAGCATCGTATGCCATCGTCAAAATCAATTCAACCAACTTCATCTTGTGCTCAAGAGCATCAACGATCTCAACATCTCGAATGTTATACTCTACGAACTTCTGCCAGTCCTTGGTGTAGAATTCTCGGAAAGAGTCATATGGATTTTCCATCTTCTTAAGACCGAGTTCCACTTCACCAATGTAGTCAAGTTTATAACTTTCCCGACGAACATAGGTAAACTTCTTATAGAGATCGATGTAATCAATGATAGCGACACCAGTGATGTCATACGAGACATGTTCACGACCCATGATTGTTACGTTCTTACGACGCACAAGACCCCATGGAGAGAACTTCTTCTTCATGGTTGTATCATCCTCGGAGCAGAACAGTCGTTCAACTCGAGAGATTAGATATGCAATATCGAAAAGGTCGCAGTTCCAACCTGTGATAATGTCAGGATAATTCTCAGTGTAGAAACGAACGAACGTCTGTAGAAGATCTCGCTCATTATCGCAGTTGACATACAAGAACTTGTTGCCTTGGGCGCGAAGATTCTCGACTTCCTCGCACTTGTCATTAAACTCCCCACAACCGAATGTGATAATCTGACGAGTGATAAGATTCTTAACAGTGATCAGGAGAACTTCTTCGATCGGATTTTGAACATCAGGAAACCCGTGCTCTGAAGAAGTTTCAATATCGATAGTCTGAATGTTT